AAAAGCTATTCTTTTATGGTAAAATTGGCAAAAGCAAAGTGACAAAAAAGGTATTTAAACAAAAAGATGTTCAATTGCCCTATTTTAAAGGCTTACAAGGCAATTTTGAAGCCGAAAAAATCAAACGAGCAATTGAACAAATTAAAATGAGTTCTTTCCTTAATTTATGTAGTTTTTAGTAATTTTAAATTTTCACAACTATAACCGCCGCAAATCGATGCTTTTCTAGTTACTATTAATGATATATATATCTATCATTTTAAGCATAATTTAAATGATCAGTGGCAGCTGCGGCTTCTTCGCCATGTCCAGAGGTCGATGACTGACCTTTCTTTATAAGGGATTGCTCATTAATTTTTTCTTCCATAATCCCCTCAATTTTGATTTTGTCACGATCATTGAGTTGTCTATATAGCAGTAGGATATTTTCTTCATCAGCACTTAGTCCAGGAATAATCTCTTTTTTATTATCTTCAGGCCCTGTGTTATTATAATCTAAATCTGAGTTAGGCATGAATAAATTAGTAATCTCCAGAATACTTAGATTAAATGACTCAAGAAAGCTATCAAACATTTTTTTACTCAGTTCATTTGATTGGCTTATAAAATCAATATACCGCCTAAGCTCTGCAAGCATCCCGGCTATACTCTCACAATAAAAAAAATATTTATCCTTATTTAAAGATTCAATATTTAATATTGCATATAATTCTTCGATAGATGTTATTAATTCAAGTTGTTCATCCTTTTTAGAATATCTATTTATTCTACCAAAAAACCCAAGTTGCTGATCTAGTAACTCAGAATTCATAAACAGTACTTCATGATGTAAATATTCCTTTTCTTTTTTTAACTTTTCATTATATTTTTCTCCTGTACCCTCTTTTAACCATGCTTCATTAACGCAGAATTCGCTCATTATATTTTTTATTACATTTTCAGAAATAGCTTGTTTACCTTTCTCAACCCAAGACACACTGGATTTTGCTAGTCCAATTCGTTTTCCGAACATTTCTTGATTTAATCCAGAATCATCTCTAATCTCTTTTATTCTCTCATATAAAGTTCTCATTTTTGTCTCCATTTCGCTATAGGTTTAAAGCGAGTTAAATATATTATTAACATTAGTTCGTAGAACGAATTATTTATATTGACAAGTTCGTTTTACGAACTTATAATGTATATAGGATAGATAAATATATCAAATAAACAATATCACGTCAGAAGTAATATTACAAATACAAACATACGTTTTGCACTTCTAACAATTAAATACAGTCAATTAAAGAACTTCACATCTTCTACAGGTGCTCATTTCTAACGGCACTACAAAAGTGAACCTTGGCAATTAAATATAGTGACAGCGATGGGAAATAATTTTAATTCATTGAGCCGATAAAAGATACCGAAAATGCTGTATTGAAATAGCGGTGATGATGGATGAAATTGGAGGTTTTTAATCATGACAAAAATTGATTTACTAGATGAAGTTTTAGATCTTCAGAACCATAATCTTTTATGCTATTCAACTAATTACTTAATGGATGAGCCTAAAAAAGGATATGAAGCTGAATTCAATAAGACATTAGAAAAAATAAGACTGTTAGGAGAAATTAAGGCAGATTATAAATAGTATGCAATTTAATTTTACACCATAAGGGGAATTTTAACAGCATGAAAAGGGGGCAATTTTAGTGAGACAAAATAACAACAAAACATTAAGTGCAATTGGTTCAATAATAAAAAAAAGACTGGTTGACCTTAATATGAGACAGAAAGAACTAGCAATACAAATAGGTACGAGTGAAAAGTATCTTCATTTAATGCTATATGGATATCGCACAGGAGAAAAATACCTTTCAGATATCGAGAAGGCACTTGATGTTGACCTTCAGACCTATAAAAAATCAGCGTAAAGGAGAGTAAAAATGACAAAAGAAGTTGATAAGAAAATGATGTTTTTACAGGAATACAAGGAAGGCTTTGCTGAGATTCAAAAGCTTGTTGATGGGTTTGATGCTATTGAGACTGCTTCACAGGAAACTTTTATAGGTGAAAGAAATACCATCCTTAAGCAACAACTGAATTTCTTAAAAGGGCAAAGACTGGAAGTATACCATGAAATAAGAAAGTTTCTGGCTAGTACAAATAGCAAGCTTAAAGCTTTATCAGATACCGAGGTTTTCTTAATAAAAGAGCTTGAAGAGTGCGAAGAGTTTTCTAATTTACTAAGTTCTACTGAGAAGAATGTTTCCGTAGCAGAAAAAGAAAAGGATGGACAGAATGGGTAAGAAAATTAAAAAAGTTTGGAAGAAAAGGAGCTTGAAAGCTACCAACCGACAGCTCCTTTATTCCAAACCTTATATAAAAACTTACCTCTAGATTATATCATCAAAAAAAATGAATGCAAAGGAGGTAGTGGAATTTGGCGGAGACATATATACCAATAGATCAAGCAGCTGAACTTGAAGGTGTTGAATACCATACACTTTATAGAAAAATTCAAAGAGGAAACAATTTCGACATTAAAAAAATATCTTCAAATACTGGTGGTAATGAGAGAATTTTAGTTGCGCTAACTTCCCTCTCTACAAAGGCTATACGTACCTATCAAGCTAAACAGGATTTACAGATAAAAACTATGATTTCTGATACAGAATCCAGTGATGGTAATGAAGATGAGGCATGGTATTTAGGAGTAGATCTAAGTAAATACATGAAAAAGCATAGTGAGAGTTTCTATAAAAGCGTAGAGCTGGCAAATAGGATTAAGGAATATCTAGAATATAAGGGTGATGACAAGACCCAATATACCGAGGACTTTGCAAAGAAGCTAGGAATGAGTGGCAGAAACTTTAGAAGGAAGATTGAAAAATATCTTGAAGGTTGTGCCTGGGCTCTTGAAATGAGTGAACATGATGGCAAAAACTATGAATTCTATAGAATTCTTGCAATTTGTCAGAGACCAAGAGAAAAGAAGCATATTGCCCTAACGGATGAAATGAAAGCAGTCATTGAAAACATTTGGTTTGATAAGTCCTTTGCAGCAAACCACAGGAAGCAAACAAAGCTTTATATAATATTTCAGCAGATTGCTGAAGAAAGAGGATGGGTGCTGACTCCAAGCTATCCCACAGTAAATAGATATATCAATGAGGTTTCTGGAAAATATGGAAATGAGCGCTTCCTAGCAGATCAAGGGCTTAGAGAATTCAAGCGCTCCATGATGATCAAGCGCAGGAGAAATACTGGAATGCTTCAGGTCATGGAACTGGTACAGGGTGATGCTCATACATTTGATTGTTGGGTGAAAATTACTAGAGGAAATGGTCATGTAACAGCTATTAAGCCATATTTAGTAGCGCTAATCGATACAAGAAGCAGATGCCTGGTTGGATGGGGAATATGTGAGGTTCCAAATTCAGACGTTATTAAGCAAGTATTGATGCACATGATGTATCAAAAGAAAAATAATCCTATTGATGGTGTCCCCAGATTTATATTGATTGATAACGGTAAGGACTGGACTTCTCAGACTCTTACGGGCAGAAACAGAAAAGACAGAGTGAGTCTGGATGGTGAGATAAAGGGATTCTTCAAATCTATAGGTATTGAGGATGACAAACGAAGCCTACCTTATCAAGCTTGGACAAAGGGCGAGATTGAAAGGTTCTTCGGAGAAGTATGTAACTCATTTACTTCAAGCTTTGATTCTTATACTGGGACATTAACTGGTTCAAAGACCATTAATAAAATCAAAAAGGATATCAAGGGGATGCTTGAACGGGATGAATTGTTATCCATAGAAGAGTTCGCTGCAAAGTTTGACAAGTGGCTTAACGATGAATACCACACAAAGATTCACAAAGGTTTAAAAGAGCAAAAGGAACCAAATCCGAGACCAATTAATGTATTTATGGAAGCAGAAAGATACTTGAAGGCTGCTCCACCTATGGAGTTCACTAGAGTACAGCTTATGAACTATGAGGAACGGACTGTATACGCTGTGGGAATTAAAATGAATAATGATTACTACCATAATGAAACCCTTGGCAGATATATAGGCAAAAAGGTAGATGTGAGATTTAGTTATAACGAGCCTGATGTGCTGCATGTGTACGATAAGGAAGGAAATAAGGTATGTGAAGCAATACGTGAAATTGGTCTTAACCCATTAGCTTTGAGAGATGATCCAGACCTTATTGAACACATGAAAGTTCAGAAGAGGCAGATTCGTACAACAAAAGATAACCTTACTTATTTACAGACACCATATGAGCAGCGTGGAAAAGCACTGGAGAATAACATAAGTGTTGCGAAGGCAGATAGGAAAGTTATTTTACCTGAGCTGACAAATGAAGCTCCAAAGGTTGTAAGTATTCCAGAGGATAAACAGTATAGAGCTGAGAATAAGGCAAGAAAGAACAAAGAAAGTACAAACTGTAATGAGTTTTTTGACAAACAATTTGAGAAGGCTATGAGCAAATTAGGATAATGGAGGTAAGAAAAATGGAATCAGCAAAAGTTATTAACTTTAGGAATGATGTAGCTGCAATAGCTCGTGAATTTATGGATAAGGGCAATATTACTATGGAGGATTTTTCAAAGAAGATACACTTTTCTAGAACGGCACTGACACAATATATTTCAGGAAAGTATGGTTCAGACCCAAAGAATATTGAAAAAGCAATTATGGATTATTTGGTTCAGGAAGGAGCAGTTGTAACACAAACAGAAAAACCGACAGTTAAAACTTATGCTTCTAAGCCTGAGTTCTTCGCTTCAAGAGATGCAAAAAACATAGTTGCAATATGCCAGTCATGCCAGGAATACAAGGGACTAGGAATTATAGCAGGAAAATCAGGCTATGGAAAGACCTTCACCTTAAAACATTATTCAAAGATGGATAGAGTCTGCTACATATATTGTGACGATACCATGGGATGCAGAGATTTGGTTGAAGCAATAGAAGATGCTCTTGGAATTCCACAAAAATATGGTTCTATCACAAAACGTGTCAAAAGTATCAAGAAATTCTTTAGTGTGAATAAGGGATATCTGCTGATTATTGATGAAGCTGACAAACTCCTGAATAAATATACCCAAAAGAAGATGGAAATTCTCAGAACCATATATGATCCTACAGAAAAGGACTCAGATGAATCAGAAGTTGGTCTAGTTATCGCAGGGGAACCAAAGTTGGAATCAATGATCAAGTCTTATCTTCCAAGGTTTGCAAACAGGGCAGATTTTAACATAAGGCTTGAAGGCTTGACTAAAAAAGAGGTTGAGAAATATCTTGAAGGCTATAACTTAACCGGGGATGCTCTGAATGAAATGATTTCAAGGGCCACTAACAATCAGACTGGTTGTTTCAGAGTTCTGAACAAAACCCTTAGAAATATTGTGAGGTTGCAGCCTGATCAAGACCAAGATGTTGAAATTACATTGGATGTAATAAATAAGGCCAGCGGAATGATGATGCTGTAGGAAGGAGAATTTGAATATGCAATTAACATTTATAGATACTGTCAAGTCAGCCATTAATGGCTTTGAGGCTAGCCTTTTCGATAAAGGCACTGCCATAAAAATGATAGAAGATTCAGCGCAAGTCAAATGCACAGATTGCAGTGAGAAAAGCACAATAGATTTTAACAATTGCATTATGGATTTGAAACATGCTATGGATGATGAAATAGAAACAGGTTTATTTGATAAGCTGAGCAATCCTTTGGATGAAATGAGCATTGGCGAGGCGGTTAGACTTTATAACAGTAAAAGTATGCAGCTTCCTTGCAGAGGTGGGCATATAATTGGGATTTTCCATGAAACAGATAAAATCAAATCAAACTTAACGGAGGTCAGGTATTATGAGCAAAATCAAGAATATTGTGTACAGAAATTGGGATGAAGTTAACCAGGCATTAAAAGAAGTTGGAGATATTGACCGCAATGTGGTGCATATCGAGGCCGACATGAACAAAAAGATAAATGAGATTAAGGCTGATGCCGAGAGGGATGCTTCTTCACTTCTTGAGAGAAAAAAGGTTCTGGAAACGAATATACAACAATTTACCGAGAGCTGCAGCGATGAGTTCAGTAGTTCAAAGTCAAAGAAGTTCATGTATGGTACTGTTGGCTTTAGAAAAACATCTAGTATCATCACCAGAAACGTTAAAGCAATACTGGAGGCTCTCAAGCAGAACCGCATGACGGATTGTATCCTTGTTACCGAAAAGCTGAATAAGGAAGAGCTTGAAAAGTACGATGATAAAGCTCTTGGAAAAATTGGAGCCAAGAGAAAGGTTGAGGATAAATTCTTCTATGAGATAAGTGAAGAAAGGGTGGATAGCTGATGGCAAGCAAAAAAGATAAATCTAGGAAAGCAAATGCTAGACATCAGGCTGAGCAGGCACGAAGAGATTCAGAAAAGATGATTGGTAGATTGATGCGCTCTCAGAGAATGCGGTATGGAGGTATAAAGGAATGACGAAGGCAAGCGAGCAAAGGCAGCTAAAAACCATTTTACCCAGTGAGGAAATAGCTGTTAATGTCATAAAGAAAGTCACTGGCAAAGAGTTGGGTAATGTTCTTGGTGGTATTGAGGGTTTTACTAAATGTTTCAATCCTGATGATGAATACATGGTTGAGATTAAAGTTCAGAAAAGCTTAAAGCAGGAAGCTTAACAGTTGGTAGGTGGCAGCAAATGTGCCACCTACTCCTGTATGGAGGGTTTTATGGTTACAAAGGCAATAAGTAGTGCTCAAGTAAAGGTAATTTATACTCTTGGAAATGAGCTTGGTTTAGTTGACAAAATGGCTTCTGTAGACGGTTTACATGAAATGGTATATAGCATGGTTCAAAAGGAGAAGGTATCTAAGCTTACAAGTGCTGAAGCTATCATGATAATTGATAGGTTAAAGGGACACATGAAAGGATCAAGTAGGATGCGTTACTCCCCTCCTCCGACATTTGCCGAAGGAATGGCCTCAGAGGGAAAAATCAAGAAGATATGGGCGCTACTATATAAGCTCAAAAAAATTGATTCGGGAGAATTTAAAAGCATTACACTAAATCAACGGCTAAGAGGATTTTTAAAGAAATATGCTAGCATTGATGATATACGGTTTCTGACTGAAGAGAAAGCTTTTAGTGTAATAGAAGGTTTAAAAGGTCTAATCAGAACCGAAGAAAAAAAGGCTGAGAAGGAAATTGGAAAATGACATTTTGCATCTATAAAGGTGATATTTATGAGATAAAAAGTCAGAGCAGTACATTAGTTTTGCTATACGCAGATTTAAATACCATTGCAGTTCCTTTTAACACAGTTGTAATGATTCCTGAAAATGTACGTTCTAAGGTTGAAACTGAAATTATAAGTGTTCGAGATGAAATTAGTAGCTTAACAGCTAGGATACAACGCTTAGATGATGCCTACTCTACCAAAAAGGAGGCTCTAAGATGGCTAATGGCGGATGCCAGGAAGAAAGAAATAGCTGTGGTAGCAAGAGTATTATCAGAATATAGAAAGGACGTCGAATTATGACTACAGAAGAATGGATAGAAGTTCAAGAAAAATTGAAAGGCTTTTATGATATTGTTAAGCTAAAAATTGATGAATATGAGGTATCTATTGTTTTAGAGCGTATTGATCAATTCAAAAATGGTCTGATAGTTTATGTGAATGGAAAGCATTTAACGGAAGATTGTGAAGAACGGCGCAGATTTTATAGACCAGTTACTAAGTCAATTTTATCAGCTAAGCAGAAAAAATCATTCGGAAAGCTGTCTAAGAAAGTTAGTGCGGAACTCGAATCAAAAACAAAGTATACGTACTATTCATACTATTGGACTTCGTTTGGCGGCTTAAAAAAACATATAATCAAGAACAATAGTTCCATAGAAGTTATTAAATAGCAGATACACGGTCAGCTCCTTCATGAGTCGATTAGGGATTATTTATCATGTGACCGAGTCACTGAAAGTGAGGAATTATGAAACACGCTGATATTATTATAAATTCATTTATAAACATGAATTTAAGTCAGCTCTGCAAAGTGCCTATTATTGCAGTATACAAAAATCCTTCTGACTATCCCGAGAAGTATGTTGCAAGGCTATGGGATATACATAAAAGACCTACCTTGTATGTTCTTGTTAAAGATGACATAGAAGATGTTAGGTGGAATATTCCAGAGATAATGTATAGGTTAGAACCTTCACCAAAGGATGATCCTACTTTAGTTGAGACATGGCTTTGACTTTGCAGATGGATTGACAAAAACAATGATTTAATGTATAAAGGTGGTGAGGTCATTGAATAGCAACACGAATTTGGCTCATATTATTGAAGAAGACCTTCCTGGGGAGTATGATCTACTTGTTGCTGAAATCGGTATAGAAAAGACTTTAAAAGTTGCTAAGATGTTCGGAGGAAGCAGAGTATACTTCCACAAGTATGATACTGTTGAAAAGCCTTTAAGAAATAGGAAAATCAGAGAGGAATTCAATGGCTATAACTATTCTGAACTTGCCAGGAAGTATAATTTAACTGAGGTATGGATTAGAGAAATTTGTGAAGATATTGTTGAAAAGAAGAGAGGCAAATCAATAGAAGGACAAATAAATATCTTTGATTGTCAAAGTACTTAATAAAACTAGTTTCACAGTAAAATATTTTGAAGAGATGTAAAATCCAAGTATAACAAATACTTGGATTTTTTATTTTGCCCAGAATTTTGTGAGGTGCTCTATGAATGTTAATTGGACTACAATAGTGCAATTAGTAACAACTATTGTTACAGGTATTATTTTCTTTTGGCTTAGCGACTGGAAAAAGAAAATGGAAGAATCAAGTAAGCAGAATGCTTGTGATATTAAAGATGTTGCGAATCAATTAAATGAGTTTAAGAATCAAATGCCATATAATTATACGCTTCGTGAGGATCATATACGGGCTATGGCAAATTTAGAAAAAAAGGTTGAAAAAATGAATGATAGTATTGAGCAAAAGTTAAATGATATCAATACCAAGATAGAACAAAAGCTTGATAGCTATTTTCAGAACTTTGACAAGAAGATTGACAAGATGGAAGAACATTTTAATTCACATATTTTAAAGAAAGAAGGTTGAGAGGATGGAAAACTTGAAAATTATTGAGTCCAAGAGACTTAGAGCTCTGATTATTAAAGCGATGTATGATGCCTATCCAGGAGCATTGCTGAAAGGAACACTTAAAAGGGCATTTGCAGGAAACTACACTGGAATTGAGGTAGGAAGACAACTTGAATATCTTAAGGGAAAAGGCTACATAGAAATTGACAATGAAGACGAACCTGATAATGACAATGCTATGGTTAAAGTAACCTCCAAAGGCATAGACCTGATGGAAGAAACAATTGAAGATCCAGGAGTTGGATTCTAATGGGAGCTGAAAGAGAAAGAACTAGGGTTTGTAGTAAGGTTGACGAGCTTCCAGATGATATAAGGCCCAAGCTTGATGAGATGCTTGCCAGAACTGGCGAGAACTACCTTAAATATCAAGAGATTGCTGATGAAATCAGTAAAATGGGTTATCCAATAAGCAAGTCATCTATTGGAAGATATGCATTAAAAAATAATTCGGTTGTTAAGCGTTTGAATGAAGCTCGAAAAAGAACAGAAATGCTATTTGATGCAGTAAAAGACAATCAAGACATACAAGGTACAGAAATTGCAACAGCAATGTTTGTAGATCAGCTAGTACAAAAGATGGCTACAGCAGAAGATGATATTGAAAAGATGCCTATTGAAAAAGCAGCTCAGCTTATGATTGCAATACAAAGAAGCGCAGTTTACAAAGAAAAGTTCAAGCTTCAATTCAATAAGGGGTATAAAAAAGCCCTTGCAGAGGTTAAAGAAGAATTCATAAAAGAACTCAAACAAAATGAGCCTGAGCTACTTGAGAGAATAATTGAAGTTGCCAACAGGCTTGAGAAGAAAGTAGTAATGAAAGAAACAGGTGATTCTGTTGCGTGAATGGTATGTATTGCAAGTTAGAACTGGCGAAGAGGCTGCTATCAGGGATTACATAAAAAGAAAATTACCAGGTATTAATGCTCTGGCACCACAGCGTGAAATGAAAGAACGCAAGGATGGAAAATGGAAAATCAGAATCAGAACATTGTTCAAAGGTTATGTCTTTGTAAACTGTAATATGGCTGTCGAAGAGTATTACATGCTTAATAACATTACAGGTGTGATAAGTATTTTAAAAGGTGCAGCGTCTTCCCCAACACCAGTTCCAGAAGAAGAAATGTGCTTTGTTTTAAGGCTAACAAAAGATGATGATTTAGTTGGAATAACAGATATAGTACTTGTGGGTGATAAGGTCAAGGTCGCATCTGGAGTGTTAGAAGGATATGAAGGTCAAATTATTAAGGTAGACAAAAGGCATTTCAGGGCAAAGGTTAAGTTCTCTTTGATGGGACAGGAAAAGGTTATTGAGTTAGGAATAAAGTTAGTTGAAAAAATAGGTTGAAGCTTTTATGTGTTTGATTCGTCGCAGATAAAGGCTCAACGCATTTATATGGCAGATCAATAAAGCTAGGTTGAAAAACTTGGATGGCGAAGCTCGCCAATCTATAAAAAAAGTTTTCTCAACTATTTTGTCAAAAAAGAGTTCTTTCTTACTCTCTTGTGAGGTGATACATATTGAGCATTGTTAAAGAAATTGCTGGGGTTGAAGCTTCAGAAGAAAAAAGAAAATATTATCTTCCATCTCAAAGTTTTTGGGAATACTGCAAGATGCGTTACCCAAAGCACTTCAAAGAAAGTAGACCCTACCAAAAAAAGATTGCAGACAGCTTTCAAGCTCTCTATGAAAAAAGAATTATAAGATTTAAGCCTAATGAGCCATGGCAGATAGTAGACTCAACAGAAGGTTTAACTGAATATGAATTTTGTAGAAAGATGAAGCTAAATCTCCCACCTAGACACTATAAGTCTTTTACCGCAACATTATTCTCTCAATGGGTTTTCGGTAAAAATAATGAGAATCGCATAATTACAACATCATATAACGAAACTCTATCAGGCCGTTTTGGTAAAGCTGTAAGAGATGGTATAGATGAAACAAAGATAGATAATAAAAGAGTAATTTTTAACGACATTTTCCCTGATACTCATATCAAACAAGGTGATGCAGCTAATCAAATATGGGCATTGGAAGGGCAGTTTTTCAATTACCTCGCCACCTCGTTTAATGGCACTGTTACTGGTGTTGGTTGTAACATTGGTATTATAGATGACCAGATAAAAACAGCAGCCGAAGCTCACAATGAAAATCTCTTAGAAAACCATTGGAGTTGGTACACTGATACATTTCTTTCAAGACTTGAGGAAGGTGCTATTCAAATAATTATAATGACTCGTTGGTCTAATAATGATATTTGTGGCAGGCTTGAGAAAGAAGAAGAAGCTAATGAATGGTACGAGCTTCGGATGAAGGCTTGCATAAATGAAGAATCTCAGGAAATGCTCTGCGAGGAGGTATTTTCATTTGCTTCCTATAAGTCAAAAAAGAAGCTTATGTCAGCTGAGATTTTTGATGCTAACTATCAGCAGGAGCCAGTGGATGCAAAGGGTAAGCTCTACTCTACTTTTAAAACCTATACCGATTTGCCAAGGGATGAAAAAGGAAATTTGATATATGAGAAAATAATAGCTTATGGTGATACTGCAGATGAAGGAGCTGATAAGCTTTGCACCTTGGCAGCAGTTATGTGGAAAGGTGAAGGCTGGATAATTGATATCTATTACTCTGGTGATGGTATGGAAGTGACTGAACCTGCAACAGCGGAAATGCTAGTGAAAAACAATGTCAACCTTGCAAAAATCGAAAGTAATAACGGTGGTAGAGGGTTTGCCAGAAACGTCGAAAGACTTATATGGGAAAAGTTCAAGACCAAGAAAGTAAAAATAGATTGGTTTCACCAGTCAGCAAACAAGATATCAAGGATACTTTCAAACAGTACATTTGTCATGGAGCATTTATACTTCCCTTGGAATTGGCGCGACAGATGGCCTGAGTATTACAAGGATATGAATAGCTTCCAGCGTGAAGGCAAGAACAAACACGATGATGCTCCTGATGCTACTACAGGAATTGGTGAAATGATTCAAGGAAATATGAAAAAGGCGAAAAAGCCTCGGAAAAAGCCTAAAGGATGGTGATGTAAATGCTATATAATTTGTCGTTTCTTAGTAAAGGTAGTCCATGGCCTCCTCCAAGTGAAGTTGACAGGTTGAAAAAATACAAGGAAAACAAAGCACTTTTCAAAGGTAAGCACAATGAGGTGTATAAGGACTGGGTCAGGTTGTTGCGTGATGATCAGAAGGCCACACTTGAAATAGTACTTAATTGGCATAAAAGACTTTCAAAACTTTGGGGTGACCTTCTTCTTTCTGAGCCTCCTAAGATAACTACTGGTTCATCACCAAATGAACAGAAAGAAATTGATGATATCATTGAAACCAATAACCTTATAAATACGCTATATGAAGTGGTCATAGACGTAAGCAGATATGGAACTGGAATTCTCAATATTTACACCGAAGGTAGGAATGGCCGTATAGGTTCTAGCCAACCTGGTATTTGGTTCCCAGTGGTTGATAAAAACAACATTAAAAACGTTCTATACCATGTTATGGCTTGGACATATATTGAAGTAAATGGAAATAGTCAAAAAACATACCTGAATGTCCAGATCCATGAGAAAGGGAAAATTACGAAGAAGCTCTTCTTCTTGGACAATAATAAGATTTCATATCAGGTTAATGCGGATGAAATTATAAATACAGGCATAGATGATTTTCTCATTATTCCTGTCAATAATGTTGTTACATCTGATGATGTATATGGCGATGATGATTACACTGACCTTGATAGTATTGTTCAGGAAATGGAAATAAGAATAGCTCAAATTAGTAGAATATTGGATAAACATAGTGATCCTAATATGTATGGTGATGAGGCTGCACTCGAAGAAGATGAGGATGGCAGAGTTAGCTTCAGGGGTGGCGGTAAATTCTTCCCTGTCTCAGAAGGTGGCACCACACCAGGATATGTAGTATGGGATGCACAGCTAGATGCTAATTGGAAAGAACTTGATTTTCTCACTTCTCAGTTATACATAATTTCAGAAACATCTGCAGCATGTTTTGGAGAATTGAAACAAGGTCTAGCTGAAAGCGGTTCAGCTCTCCGAAGGTTAATGATGGCACCACTTGCGAAGACTCAACGAATTAGGATGAGACTTGATCCAGCAACAAAGAAGGCAATTAAGCTTTGCAGTAAATTAAGTGGTAGAATAGATCTTTCCAAGGCACCTATAAGTATATTCTGGCAAGATGGAATTCCTAGAGATGACCGTGAGGAAGCTGAAATTATGTCTATTCGCACGGGAGGCACTGGAGGGGCTAGAACGGTAAGTGTACATACAGCTATTAAACGACTTGATAATAAGACGGATGATGAAGTTGATACAGAAATGGAAAAGATAGCCGAGGATGAAATGACATCTAATCCACTGACGACTCCCCCGTTCTCAAGTGACAATAAAATTCCTGAAGGAGGTAATCAAAATGCCTAAGAATGAAATGAATCTTCAAAGAACCATAGTAAAAGACCGTGAGGCATTGCTTCAGGCTGGACTTCTTGCATCTATGGAGATACTTAAAAATGAGTTTGGCTTTGACCAGCAAAAGCTTGGAAAGTTTGCAGACCTATACTTGCCTACTCTGAAGAAAAACCTTGGAGGGAAAAAGTAAGTGGCTGACAAAAAGACACTTCTAGAAATTCAAAAGCTTGTTGATATATATCAGGAAGCCAAACAAGGTCTTATACGTACAATAGCTGAAAAAGAAGCTCGAGGAAATGTAACATGGTTTCAAAAGTCTCTTCTTGACCAGGTAGATAAGCAACTTTCAGAGCTTGATGTATTAGCAAAAGAATGGGTTAAGTCAGTTATTCCAGAGGCATATAATTCAGGACTTGATGATTTGAACAGTAAGCTTAAAAAGCTTGGAATTGATGCACAGTCAAAGCCTGATAATTTTGCAGTTCTCCATACTGAAGCAATTAATGCTATGGTAATGGACACCTTGGACGACTTACAGGAAGCAAACAGATATGCAAGTAATAGTATTAGACAGGTTGTCAAAAGAGCTGTTGATAATGCTGTGATACAAAAACTAGCCCAGGGACAGACGGTCAGAGAATGTAAAAAGGCTATTGTGAATGAACTTATGAATAAAAGCATTGATGCTATAGAAGGCAAAAATGGTAAAGTAATGTCTTTGGATTCATATGCTGCAACTGTTGCCAGAAGTAGAACCAGAGAAGCAACAAACACAGCAACAATAAATCAGTTGACAGCACTTGAACGAGACCTGGTTAAAATAAGCAAGCATAATACTACTTGCCCGATATGTGCAGCTTATCAAGGAAGAGTATTCAGCATATCGGGCAATGACAAACGATATCCTCCACTTTCAGAAGTGTTTAAAGGCCCTTATGCAAATATACACCCGAACTGTAGCCATGTTCCTGAACCATACATTGAGGAGCTGGCAGATGATCCTGAAGGCGACAGACGAAATTCTGCCCTTCCCTTTGACATTGATCCAAGAAGCCAAAAAGAAGTTGACTTGTATAACGGGATGAGGAAAAAGAAGCAACGACTCAGAGAGGATCGTAGACAATGGGAAAGATTTTCTCTAGCTTTACCTAATGATATACCTAAAACTTTTCAAGGCTTTATGAGTATGAAAAGAGCAAATGGTGAACGATGGGATAATATTCAGAAATCTTATCAAGATTACAATCAAAATGCAAAGAATAACAATAAAGCCTAAACGGCTTACAACCATTTTTAATTGCTTAGCGTAAAATTACAGCACAACATAATATTAGATAGGTTCTACCCCCGTTATAACGCGTTATAACGATATAATAAGCATTGTTTGTATTAAGGATTTGCTTTTTAAAAGCTAACTCCTTTTTATTATACCCAAAATTGAAAATATTATACTGCCAGAAGGCAAGAAAAAAACAGGAGGTTAAACATGGATATTTTGGAGTTTATCAAAAAGAACACTGAAGCTTTTGCAAACGTGCCCAATGCTGCAGAGGTAGTTGGTAGTGTAGTGGCAAAAATGCAAGAGCTTGGTTATGCTGCTCTGGCCAATAATACGAAGGAACCTTTGTATGTTGACAAGTCGCAGTTTGACCAGGTAAACACTCAAGCAGGAGAACTTAACAAGCAGCTTGAAGAATTGAAAAAGGCGGCCAACGGGAACGCTGAGCTAACTAAAACAATTGAAGAGCTACAGAAGAAGAATGGTGAGTGGGAAGGTAAGTATAAGGATGGCATGTTAGTAAGCGCAGTTAAGATGGCTGCAATGAAAGCCAATGCCAGAGATGCAGGTGATGTTCTATCTTTATTAGACAAAAATAAGCTTGTCTTAAAGGATGACAACACTATTGAGGGCCTTGAGGAACAGCTTAAAACACTGCAAGAATCAAAAGGATATCTCTTCGGTGATGCTGTAAAGATTGACGGAACTAATCCAGCAAATGGAACAAAGACTGAAGCTGATCAGATTGCTAACGACTTCTCTGCAGGATTAAAGGGAGTCTAAACAAGGTTATCAAAACAAGGTTATTAAATTATTAAAATAAGGTATTAAAACAAGGAGGATAAAATAATATGCCAAACACGATTGCATATGCAAGTGTATTTCAAACAGAATTGGATAAGCAAATGCTCGCAGATATGACATCTGCATGGATGGAACTAAACTCACAAATGGTAAAGTATAGTGGTGGAAATACTGTCAAGATACCAAAGATTGTTATTCAGGGACTTGGTGACTATGACAAATCATCCGGATTCAAAGATGGTTCTATAACCTTGAGTTGGGAAGATCACACCTTTACCCAAGACAGAGCAAGAAGCTTTTCACTCGACTCACAAGATGTTGACGAAAGTAATTTTGCACTTTCAGCTGGAATGCTGATGGGAGAATTTCAACGTACGCAGGTTGCCCCAGAGGTTGATGCATACAGATATAGCAAGATTGCAGCACTTGCACTTGCTGCAAGTAAAGCTGAAGGTGGTTATGCTGCAGCTGCAGCAACAATTCTTGCCAAGCTTAAAGGACATATAGCACTTGTTCAAGATATCATTGGTGAAAATGAACCACTAGTTATAACTCTATCTACTCCTGTTGCAGCTATTCTTGATCAGGCAGATAAAATTGAAAAATTTACAGGCACAATTGACATTAAAGTTGGAGATGTTGTAACAAAAGTTAAGTCTATTGACAATATTCCTCTAATTAAGGTGCCTTCATCAAGAATGAAAACAGCATACACTTTTAATGATGGAGTAACAGCAGGTCAGGAAGCAGGAGGTTTTGTAACAGCAGCAGGAGCTAAGAAAATCAACTGGATCATATCTGCAAAGAAATCACTTATAGGTGTAACAAAAGCTGAAAAGCCTAGGATTTTTGATCCTTCCATCAACCAGAAAGCCGATGCATGGAAGATTGATTATCGTAGATATCATGAGCTCTTCGTTCCAGACAATGCCAAGGATGGCTTGTATGTCTGCATCGAAGAAGCCTTAGTATAAGGAGGTAGCCTGTGTATACATTACAGAAATTAAATGTTGTTAAGATAGTCGATACTGAGCTTAAAAAGGATGAGCTTATTTCCAAAGGCTTCACCTTAGTACAAGCTCAGGAGAAAGCTTCAAGTAATGAAAAACCTCTGAATAAAATGAATCTTGAGGAGCTGAAGGAGTATACAGCTCTGAAAGAAATAGACATAACAGGATTGACAAAGAAAGATGAAATCATGGCAAAAATAAAGGAGATTGAGCAGGGTAAATAAACCCTGCTCCTCTTCTATTTTGAGGTGATAACATGCCAATAAATTTAGTGGTTGGAACCAATTCATATCTCAGCATAGCAGATGCAGAAGAATATTTTACGACGAGAATACGCTCTGATTCATGGTATGGCGCAACCGAAGATGAAAAAGCTCAGGCACTTATAACTGCAACAAGGCAAATTGATAGACTAGCTTTAAGAGGTACTAAAAAATTATCTAGCCAGGCACTTGCATTTCCTAGGTACCCAAATACTGAAGTATCTCAAAGGGTTAAGGATGCCATTTGTGAAGAAGGTTTTGCAATACTAAAAGGAGTAACTAAACGCATTGAACTTCAGCAGCAGGGCGTTAAGCAAGCACAAGTTGGTAATATAATGGAAATTTATTCCGGTAAGAAAATAAAACTTATATCTCCTGAAGCCAGAGAGTTGTTACGGCCTTACATGATTGGGAGTGTGAGAATCACATGATTGAGGATTATTGCAACCAGTCAGTCGTATGGAAACACCTTACAGACTCAAATGAGTACAGTGAGCCTGTATATGCTGAACCTATAACAATAAAGTGTAGGAAGGAACAAAAAATTAAGCTTATTAGAAATAAGTTTGGTAAAGAAGTTGTATCCGATACTAAAATCACTACAACATCACCAGTTCAAGTTGATGATCTTCTAGATAATATTACGGTAATATCTGTTCTTTCCCTTGTGGATTTTGATGGAAAAGTTGAAGGATATGAGGTGATGATCTGATGGAATGGGATGAATGGCATGGTGATGAAGCAAAAACACTTGTTAAAAATGCAGGAATTAGAGCTCTCATGGAATGTGGGCAGGATTTAAAAGGTAAGTCACAGGATGAAGCTCCAGTTGATTTAGGTGATCTGAAGGGTAACTGCAATGTTCCTAATCCAGAAGAAAGCTCTGGTGATATTACTATAACAGTCGGATATAGTCTTCCCTATGCGCTGCGTCAACATGAACATACTGAATATACTCATCCAAAGGGTGGTAAGGCAAAATATCTGGAAGACCCATACAAAAAAAATGAAAAGAAGTATCAGCAGTACATAAGCAATAAAATCAAGGAAGCACTGGGTGATTAAAAATGCTTGATGAAATAAGTGCATATCTACAGACACAAGGAAAAGGCACGGTAAACACCGACATCTTCCTTGGTGAACTGCCTGATGTGAAAAAGGTGGGAAACAAGGAAATCGATATTGACAACTGCATTGCAATATTTGAGACAGGTGGCTATGAGCCAGAACTTAACTTTGACAATGACAATGCTGAGTTCCCTACTTTTCAGGTTATGGCCAGGAATAGGTTATATAAAACAGGGAGGCAAAAAATTCAAGAGATTTATAAGCTTCTCCATGGGAACACTTCCCTGTTTCCACTTATTGAAGCTCAACAGCCTCCTACTCCTATAGGACAGGATGATAAAAAGCGCTGGGAGTTCTCGGTAAATTTTAAGGTTATAAAACAAATGTAAGGAGGTATACAAAATGCCAATTAAAACAGGTAGAAAAGGAAATGTAAAGATAAAAATTGATACGACTGCTGCCATTGCATGGGCAGCCACTACTTCATTCGAAGTTGGTGACATAGTATCCCAAGGTTCAGCTCCTGTAAAATATTATATGTGTAAAACAGCGCATACTTCAGGTGCAACCTTTGATGCAACAGAACAAATCAATTGGGATGATGTTACAACTGGTGTCGCTATTTCTAAAATGGGTGCTTGGAAACTTTCAATAAAGCAGAAACTTATTGAAGCTTCACATTTTGGTGATGGCGGTTGGGATAGCTCTGTTCCAGGGACTAAAGGTTGGGATGGAACAATTGATGGAAGTTGGAATGTTAAAGAGGATACTTTGGGACAGAAAGTCATTCAGGATGCGGTTGACTCAGGTGAGGAAATTGATATTGACCTATTTGTTGATGAAACAGCAACCAGCGAAGACTACTCAGGTAAAGTATATATTGAGGAAATTAGTGTTGATACAGCAACAAAAGACTTGGTAAAGCTGCAGATTAAGTTCAAAGGAAATGGCGCTCTTATAATGCCTTAATTTGTAAGGTTTATCAAAACTTAATTGATGGAGGAATATAAAATGAGGTCAAAAACTGTTACTTTTGCTGGTAGAGATATCTTTGTAAAGGAAAGTAAAATTAAAGAACTAAACGAACTGGTTGATAAAATCGGTGCTGAATTTGATGACCTGATGAAAGCTAATGACCTAAATGATGCTAAGACAGCTATTAATAGCATTCTTCAGGAAAAGCTCCCTATTCTCTTTCCAGGAATAAAAAAAGATGAAGTTGAGGAAGCTTACCCTTCAGAAATTGAGGAGCTTGTTGGAGCATTTATAGAAGTAAATTTTTTCGGGATAAAGAAGGCCGTTACACCATTGCTCAGCTTTGCCCAGAAACGCTTATAATCTTTGCAAAAGAGCTAGGATATAAGAAGCAGGATATAGAAGAGCTTACAACTCATGAGTTTTATGAAATATTAAACTCTGACTATCTTGTATTTTCTAAGAAGCTTGCTTACTGGGAGGATTTAAGTAAATATGCCTTCTTGGCCCAAAAAATATTTAGTATGTTCAATGATGGTGAGCCTCCACTAATTGAGGATTTGATAGGTGAACCACCAAAATATAATGATAAAATCGCACCGGTGCCTATGGATGAAACGGAGTCGGAAAAGCAATGGATAGAATGGGCCAAAAGAAATGGCCATTCGGTAGAAAGAACTTCATCAGGATTAAAAATTAAAAAGTCACTCTAACAGGTGGCTTTTTAATTTTGTTCTAAAAGAGGGTGGAAGAATTGGAAGTTGGTAAACTTTGGGCCACTATGGGCCTTAATAAAACTCAATATGATAAAGGCATTGACGATGCAAAGAGTAAAGGCTCTGGCTTAGGTGGCTTTCTGAAAAACGCATTCCAGTTCACTGTAGGTCAAGGAATGTTTGACCTACTAAAAACAGGTATTAAGTCAGCTTGGGATAGCAGCATAGGCTTTAATTCTACAATGCAGCAAAATACTATAGCCTTTGAAACAATGCTAGGTAGCGCTGACAAGGCTGGTAAATTACTCAATGAACTTTCTTCATTGGCTGCATCTACACCTTTTGAATTTCCTGAGCTTGCAAAGGCTGCAAAGTCACTTACAGCGTTTGGAATTGATTCCAGTGAGGTGGCTGATAAATTACGTCGTATTGGGGATATTGCCTCTGGAGTAGGTGCTCCTGTTGGTGACTTAGCTGAGATATTTGGTAAAGCTAAAGTACAAGGAAGATTATTTGCAGAAGATATAAACCAGCTTACAGGCCGTGGAATACCAATAATACAAGAATTGGCTAAACAATTTGGCGTATCTGATTCAGAAGTCAAAAAGTTAGTTGAAGATGGGAAAATTGGATTCCCTCAGTTAGACCAGGCATTTAATAGTCTAACTGATAAAGGCGGCAAGTTTGCTGGCATGATGGATGCACAGTCAAAGTCTTTTGCAGGTATGATGTCAACTCTCAAGGATAATGTAAACATGACCTTGGGTAATATCATGAAGCCTCAGTTTGAATGGCTGACCTCTGTTGCCTTGCCAGAGGCTATTAAATTTGTAACACAGTTATCAGATGCTTTTACTAATGGAGGCATGCAAGGTGTATTAAATGAGATATTTCCTCCGACAATTGCCGGAATATTAACAGGCATTGGTGATGGAATACAAGCTTCATTCGGATGGATTTCTCAAAATGGCAACACTATTATGGCAATTGTATCAGGTATAGCAGGAGCCTTCCTTACATATAAAGCAGCTGTTATAGCTTCAACAATTGCTGCTGAAGCTCACAATGCGGTTTCGGCTATTATGACTATAGCCAAAGGTAAAGAGGCAGTCGCTGAAGCACTGAGCAAAACTGCAAAAGAAGGCTCTACGGTAGCACAATGGCTCTTAAATGCTGCCCAGTCTGCAAACCCTGTAGCAATAATTATTATAGCCATAGGGGCTTTAATAGGCGCTTTAATATATTTATGGAATACAAATGATGGCTTTCGCAATGCCATTATTGGAGCATGGGAAGCCATAAAAAATGCTGCACTGACTGTTTGGAACTTCATCAAAGAACATATTACAACAATATTGACGGGGTTAGCTGTTGCAATACTTGGGCCATTAGGTTTACTTCTTTCATATGTTGTTACTCATTGGGATCAGATAAAAGCCAAAACAGTTGAAATATGGAATGCAATCAAAGATTTCTTTATTAACCTATGGAATGG